TAGGCGAACATACCATAGAAGTGGAGGGCAAGAAGGTCAAAGTCAAGGACCAATGGACGGCAATCAGGGACGTCGATAAGCACCACGAGAATTTCAAGGATGCTTGGGATAGAAGGATATTCGTCAAGGGAGTAGTCGCATGGATCAACACGGACAGACCAACGCCATTCGGAGCGGTATGGATGGGTTTAATGAACCCGGACAATGAAGATGAACTTGTTAGGGTTCTCATACCGGAACAAGTTGCTGTAGACTTTGGTGAGTTAAGCGAGGTCTACGTCTTCGGGAAGACCAAGAGGAGCAAGTACAAGGACCAAGAGACGGAGAAGTTGGTGGACGGGGACGTCATCATCAATGCAGTCGGCATATACCCGGTAGTCCCGACACCTAAGGCGAACACCTCAACGGAAGGACTTGGAGACGAAGAAACGGTTGAAGGGTGGCTAGATTAGTCACTCTCATATCCCCATTTATTGACCATCCTATTTCAATCTAATGAAGTTGAGTAAAATGAGAGAAGCAATCTATCATATCTATCATTGCCCTAGTCTGGTCTCTAAATTGAAGACTATAGTCGCCCGTCTAACCCGGTTACAATATGGATTAGAATGGAGGACCATGTACGCCGGTATCTTCATGATTAATAAGGCTGAGGGTGTAAGGTTCATTTACCATCTTGAAATTCTTGAGGAAGAATGGACTAAACGACAAGAGATTCTAATCATACGAGAAATCAAATGGGATTAAACTTGGAAAGAATAACAATTTATGTTCCAAAAGAATTCAAAGAATTTCTTAAAACTAGAGATGTTTCAATGAGTCATTGGGTTCGCACATGGATTAGATCTGCTATTCATAGACAAAGACATCTGAATGATCGTTACCATACTGATTTAAATTTTCGGGAGAAAAGGCATCAACAAACGAGGGATTATAAAAGAAAATCACGTAGAACTCAACCAAAAAATTATCGGGTTTAATTATGACAAAACTTGGCATTATTACAGCTGAAACTCTCATGGTCGAGAAGAACAAGCAGAAGATGCCGACTATAGTCCTAATAGGGCGGGATGAGACCGGTAAGAAGAGGATGTGGAGGACTATATTCTGGCCTTATATGTACCTGACCGAAGAGGATTATATCCGGATCAAGGACCAGAAGGGTTATTCCCTGAGCAAGTGGGTTAGAGACTTTGAAGGGACTAAGGTCAGGTCCCTAAACAAGAAGGCCTTGACTAAACTGATCCTGACCGACAGTCTATGTTCTCTCGACGTCATCAAGTTTCTGATCAAATACGGCAAGACTTCTTTATCAGGGCCGGTCTTCTCCTATGAGGCGGACTTGGCCATGCCGACCATGCTCCCCATAAGGTTCTTGATCGACAAGGGGATAAGATCGGGAGTGAACATCAGTAGAGATGGAGAGTTAACCCCGATTGACTTCGTCATCAACCTGAGGAAGTGGCATCTGGACTTTGAAGCCCTGTCGACTAAACAGTGTGGTTCCGGTCCAAAGAAAGAGGATCCTATACCTATCATGAGCTTCCATGACAACTATAACGACACCCTTTACACCCTCTTAGTCGTCAATCCCAAGTGGCCCAAGTCTAGACGGGATGCCTTCCATTACGGTTTCAAGGTCGCTTACAAGAGACACCTAATCATGGGTTTCAAGAACGAAGGTCTGCTCTTAGAGGCCCTAGTAAGACTAGTCAACGAGTTAGATCCTGATCTATTCTCTGCCTGGAATCTGGACCGGTATGACATAGTCAAATGGACTCAGAGAATGACGGAACAGCATCTGGATCCTAAGACCCTAAGCCCCTTCCGCAGTTTCAGCTGGAAACGCCTGCCGTATAGGATTAAGGGTAGGATCCTATTCGACCTAATGAAGGCATTCAAGAGGTTCACTGATGCCGAATTAAGGTCTTACGCCTTAGGTGCGATATCTGAAGAGGAGGGGTTAGCCATAGAGAAGGTGCCTCTTAAGAAACCTACTCAATGGATCTGGGATAATGACCCGGACGTCCTATTCAGAAGGAATGTCAACGACGTCTTGATCCTGAAGGCATTAGACGACAAGTATGAACTGATCGAGATGTTCGACGACCTTAGGAGAGAATTCGGTGCCCTATTCCATGAGGTCCTTCTTAACTATCGGGTTCTAGACACCGCCCTCATGAGGTTCATCAGCGGTAAGATCGCTCTTAGTACGGCATTCAAGGCGAAGAGGAATAAGGAATCGTACCTTGGGGCTGTAGTCGTTGAACCTGTGCCGGGAGAATATCCCTTCATAGTCCAGTTCGACTTTAATAGGGAATACCCATCTCTGATCAAGGCGTTCAACATCGGTCCCGAGACTTATCGAGACGAGAATTATACTGGACCCTGCTATACTATCGAGTACAAGGGGAAGGTCTTCAAGTTCGTCAAGTCCCCTAAGAGTCTTTTAGCCCAACTGATTGACTTCTTCTTCCATAAGAGGGACGAGTATGAGGAATGTTATCGGAAGGCGATTGAGGCCAAGGATGAAGTCAAGATCAAGATGTGGTACCGTAAGATTTTCAACATCAAGAAGATGACTAATGCAATCTATGGCGTCATGGATTATCCTTCCTTCCGTCTTTACAGACAGGAATGTTCTGCCGCAACCGCCATCTTGGGGAGGATAGGGATAGAGCAGATCACTAACATTCTTAAACCTCTCGGTTACGAGTTGATCTACGGGGATACAGATTCTAGTTTCGTTCCCCTCAAGTCTAGGATCAAGGAAGAGGCGGTTAAGGAAGCTCAATGGTTGGCTGAACAGATTAATATAGGTCTGTCTGAATACTTTAAGAAGACCTATGGTTTACCGTCCGCCCCGACCGGTCTAGGAGTTAAGAAGATATACGACTCATTCCTTCTGATAGCGAAGAAGAATTACGCCGGAAGGTCATTCTGGGATGAGAAGAAAGGTTACAAAATTGATTACGATTTCAAGGGTTTAGAAGTGATCAGGTCTGATTCTAGTTCCTTCGAGAAGGAGGTTATGGAGAAGATAGTCCGCATGGTTCTAGACGGGTTTAAATCCGATATTGGTGGGGTAAGAGACGATGCGCTCCTAAGAGTGTCTTCTAGAACGTTAGACCCTCTTATGGTCTCTTACCCTCTCCAAATATCAGGCAACCTTAAGGACTATCCTAAACCGGACAAGAATGGTAAATTCCAAATGCCCGCCCATATCAGGGCAGCAGTCTACAGCAATATGTACCTCAACACCGATTACGGCAGGGAAGATAAACCTAGACGGTTACCGATTAAAGAGATGTTAGACATCAGTTCGGGTCAGTCTACTCTATTCCAATCCGACGTCATATATCCTTCCGAATGTGAATGGAATGGGTTCAAGTTTAAACTTGGCGGCATTTCGATAACAGAAGATTCAGAGATACCGATATGGTTCTTGGAGAGGATAGACTGGGAGAGGATAAAGAAGCGTCTTACCGGCAAGATAGATAAGATCATGGGGCTTGTAAAGGTTGAAGTGGACCCCTAAACAAATCCAGATTCTAAGGGACAAGTTCGAGAAGGTCAGTTGGACCGAACTTAAAGGCCTCTTCCCGGACGTCAGTAAGGAGGTCATATATAAAAAGGCGAGGACCTTAGGCCTTAACAGGTCCGGTTTATCAACGTCCAAGGGAAGGTATCTTAATTATGCCCTGTGTCATAGAGACGGTAGAATCTTACGGTATGAAATAGTCTGGAAGAAGAATACACCGACCTGCCCTCGTTGTGGAAGAAGGTTGAGATTGATGCCCCGAGTAAGCGAATATAAAGGTGAGAAGAGAATTGAAATTCGATCTTGAGAAGAGGTATATGGCCTATCTGAGTTACCCATTCAGTAGCAATCCTAAAGTGATGACTGAAAAGGCCTGCAACATTGGAAAGAAGATAATGGAGAAGCACCCGAATATCTTCGTGATAGTTCCCCACACCTCCGTCGACATCACAATGTTCGGTCCTCCCAGAGATTCCGTCAAGGACTATGGGCCTAGAGAACACAGTTTAGCCCCTCAGATAGAATTCACTATCCTCTCCAAAATAGACATGTTCATTATGGGCGTACCAGACGACCCTTCCGTTTCTATGGGTTGCATCTGGGAACATGCCTTTTGTCTATGGTTGAATAAGATCCGGAAGAAACAGATCATAATCATCACTCCAGAAGATTTGCTAGGTGAAGGATATTGAAGACAAGTGAAATGGGAGAAGAAATGAAGAAGATGCTCATTAAACTAGTCCGCATCTTCTTGGATAGAAACGTCCAATATGCTGGAGAAGAGGAATGGGCGGCCAATTTCAGAAGGAATGCCGAGTTGAATAGGATCCTAAGAATTGACAAGGTCATAACTAAACCTTACGGAAAGTCTTTGGCCTTCGTCGTCGATAAAGTCGACCGGGCGATTAACGGTATTATTCAGGTTAATGAGGGGACGGTGCAGGAGATGACCCATATCGGAGATTCTATCGATGACGCCATTGTTTACCTGTTCATAACCAAGATGCTCCTCAAGGAGGACGAGTTAATTGAATAAGAAGGTCATTGCCGGCCTCTTAAAGGAACTTCAGAAAGAGGTCTGTAGTCCTAGAACCTGCCCCGCTAAATCCTACGACGACTGTTCCATCTGCAACATCCATAAGCTGACTAATAGGATCATGGAGGAGGCCAGCGATTGTTAACCGGTCTTCTACTGGACATCGGGAACATCATATTCTTCGTGGCCAGTTTTCCCCAGTTAATAACCGCCTATAGGAACCGTAGTAACCTCATTGGTCTATCGTCCAAATTCCTAATAGGATACTTAATTGCTAGCAACTTCTTCATCGGGGCGGGACTGTTGACGGGCGGATATGCTTGCGTAGTCTTGAATGCAATTAATGAAGTCTTCTATGGGATTCAACTCTATTGGAAATGGAGATTTAGATAATGCCGAAAGTAAGTGGAAGAAAACAGAATGAGCAAAGGCAAAGGGAGAAACGACTCTTAGATGCCTATAAGAGTCAAATGGATTATCTCACTGAGAAGATGAACCAGAAGATTCCCCTCAGGGATGAAGAACTTAGGTTCCTAAAGACGGTTATGAAGGAACTTCCGGCATTAGAAGAGAATCTGGCCGAGAAGGAGAATGTTGAAGGTCTTCCCGAAGGTCGTCTAAAAGAATTCATCGAGAGGTTGCTTCAACTTCAAGACATAGGATCCTTAGACGAGATCATAGAAGCGACCGGTTATTACCGCTGCTTAACCTGTAATGAACTTCATGCCAAGAACAGGATATGCATGTTCGAGGAGTTTAAGAATGACCACCCTAAGATCGGTCAGAAGAAGACTTAGACAGTTCTTTCTAACGACTCTTAGACTGTCCCAAATGCCGAGCGACATCTTCAACGTGGAACAGGATTTAAACGACTTCTTTGCCGGCAGAATGAGGTTATGGTGGAATCCCTATCTTAAATGTCTAGTCTGTGAAAAGGGAGAATTCAATTGAAGGTCAAGCGGCGACATCCGATGAAGGTCCTTGAGGAGTCGATGAGGGAGAATGATTCGGTCTTAAGGGGACTCAATACGGGCAGCAAGAAGGTTCATGAAAATAGCAAACATAACAAAGATAACAAGAGTAACGACAGTAACAAGGCGGGGTGTAAGGGTTGCAGGTTCCTAGAGACTGTCCGCCGGGCGTGGTTTCCTCCTTGGGAGTGTTGGCATCCTAGGAAGAGTAAGAGGACACCGGTAAGAGTAGATCTAGATCGTTATCTGGAAGGCTGTTCAGGAAAATTGAACTAATGGAGGTGATTGAATGCCATATATAAGAAAAGATCTTCGTCTCCCAATAGATGATTTACTTGAACCTCTGATTCAGAGAATTAATGAGCTTATCAGTTATACCAAAACATCATATCCGCACCTCTTTGAAGGCATGAAAGGGTTTAAGGAATCAGGAGGCATTAAGGATGAAAAGGAGTTAACTGGGGTCTTAACCTATATCGTGTTCAAACTGCTCAGAAGATTCTATGCCGACGGAGGTTGGTATGAACAGATGGATGCGGAGAAGGTGGTTGACTCCGCCATAAGCGAATTTAAGAGAAGATTCCTTTACCCCTATGAAGACATGAAGATCCGAGACAATGGAGACGTCAAATAACTAACTGCAAAGATCGAAAGTCTTGCTCTTAATTACTTGGCAAGGACCGGTATAGCCGGTTGACTTTCCTCAGTTTCTTTCACTTCTCTTCGATATTAGGCTCATGATAAGGGTCCATGGGGCGCTTAGATCGTCTCTAGAGGGATAAGAGCTCATGTCCGTGCCACTGCCCGTCTTCCCGTTTGAGGCTCGTACAAGTCACCATTGGACCGTATGAGGTCTAGAACTGTACGCCGGACAAACAGAAGAGGGTGACGGGTTAAATAGAGGGTATATAAATCTGTATGTCTCAACCATCGAACTGTATGCGGGGAACGAACTGTATGAGAGGAGTGGAAAGGTTTATAAGAACTGAACGTGTATGCGGCGCCGGTTTAACTGGGCGAGTGGACGACCTGTCTGCCCGGCATACTGGTCCAGATGATACCCTTATATACCCTCTACTTAAAGGATCACCCTCCCCGTATGCTGGCTGTATGAGGCCGGAGCGAGAACGAACTGTCTACCGGTATGACAGATCCTCTAGAGGGAGTCCTGCACGGTGCGAATAGCCGAGCAGAGCCGGTACCAAAAGTTTAGTCTCTCCGTATAGAAGCCCCATTTTCGAAAGACTTAAATAACCCGGTTAGCTTATCTCTATCAAGTGGGGATATGAGGCGGATCAGATTTAGTTTATGCTCCCGTGGGTTTTTCTGTGCTGAATGCTTGCGGAATTCCAATCATGTTGAAGGAACATTTAAAGGGATCTTTTGGCATATTGTCATTCACACCCCTCTAAGTTATTTGTGGGTTTGGAATCCTATTCCCGGTTCGAAAAGTAGCGAATATAAACCTCTTATTTAGTCTTCTCGTATAGAGGACCTCTTTTTGGGACTTCATATTACTGAAGAGGGTATGTTGAACTTCAATCTAATGAAATGGATCCGAAGTGTACGAGAACAGTCTACCTGTCAAACAGGTTAAGAGAAACCTTTAAATTCTCAGTCCCCTCTGCCCTACCGTACGAAGAGTGAAGAATCATGGCCCACCGGTTAAGTCGGAAAGATTTCAGGATCATGTTAAACATTCTCAGGTCCGATAAGAACCCGATGGTTCAATACAGGCCCAAGAAGGACTGGAGGGAATAAGATGACCAAGATCAAGATCATTCAGAGTTATATGTGCCGGGCCTGTAATGGTCGGCATTTCCGTGGGGATCGTAAATTCATTCCTCATCTTCAAAGGAGCACGGATGAAGAGTGCATTGAGGTTGAGCAGACCGATCTAGTTCAGGATTTCGGATTTCCAGATGTTCCTAAGCAGTTGAAGATCGGAGGGAAAAAGAAATGAAACTTACTCCCGCCCAAGAAGGAGCTCTAAGAAATCTACTTTTGCCGGATAAGGAAACGGCTTATGATTGCCATGTTCCAATAGGCACCATGTATGCCTTGGAAAAATTAGGGTTGATTGAGTCTTTTCAAAGAAAGGGTGATATAGTCTGGGGTGGTTGGGAACGTAGCACAAAGACTTTCAGACTTACAGAACAGGGTCGAGATACCGCCATAAATTTGATGGAGGGCAAGGTGGAATGACCGGCTACTATCGAATAAGACTTCCAAGTAGGGACGAACAATTCATTGATGGCACAATGTTGGATCCTAGTAATGGGGACATTATCCTTAGGGAAGATAAGGATGAGATTTCAGAAGAGGATATTGAAGAAGTACTTAATCATGAATTCATTCACTTGGCTATCGGGGATCTAGAGGGCTATCTGGTTTCAGGGGCGATTGACAGCATTTCCGGCTGGATCTGTCTACCCGGAGAGAAGGCGCACCTAGTATTCATCAGTGAAAAGTTGGTGATATTTCAGCTTCCCCTTCTGCCGACCCTTAACAGGCTGGCCTCGACCGCTTGGGATAAGGTTTATAGGCGGGTTGAGCTCTCTAACTACGGTCGTAAAGTTAACAAAAGAGGGATGAGAAATGACAGATAAGGAAGAAAGAGGAATACCGGAAGAATATGTCCGAGGACAAATCTTCCAGATCCGAAATACCGATAAGAGAAAAGAATTTGTCAAGAAGGAACTGGAGAAGAGCCAGAAGATCAATGGTAAGGACGTCGAATTCTTTAGGGACGACGTTGGTTTCGTCCTCTTAGAGAAGGAGGCCAAGATCAGGTACAATACCGCCATGGTCCAAAGGGCCTTATCCGTCGCCGTCTTGAGTGGGAAGGCACCGAGAGAACTTAGGGAATTCTACTATACTCTGAGGACGACTCCAGAACTGGTTAAGCCCTTCGCCACCGGTAATGATGATGCAATCTATCCCCTGACCCTAAGGGCCATTTGTGACTTAGAGATCCTATGCGACATTAACCGGGACCAGTTCACGATGGGCAACCTGAGTAAAGGTTTCATTTACTACTTCCACTCTCCAATCTTTGGTCAGAAGGAGAGGAAGATCACCTTCACGGAAGTCATAGCTAGAAGCATCATGAAACCGGAGAAGGAAGAGGAATGGCAGTGCGGGAACTGTGAGAATATCATCGTGGTGGAGAAGAACGCTGCAGCCTTGAGGATGGTAGAACTGGGCCTTTCTGAATTTACTAACTCGATCATAGTAACCGTGGGTGGCAACTTCAACCGTGCCATTTGGGAATTGGCTTCTAGGTTCAAGGATTCCAAGAACATGATCTTCATGGCGGATGCTGACGCCTACGGGGTTGACATGCTCAGGACAATTCAAGCCGGGACTGAATCATCGAGACATCTTTCGTACAAATTCCCACCTTCCAGATACCCCAAGGTCTATTTGGCCGGCTTCTTCCCCTCGATCGGGGAAAGTCTAGGGCTACCCAACGATGTCGAACAGAAGAGGCCCTTACAGAATCCATTCGTCAGGCAGAGGG